TTTTGCAAAGTCAGGACGATCAAAGTTTGTGCCGGAGAAACCGTCATCGCAGAACTCTATACGAGGCAGATCGCAGAGAAGCGGATTCTGATCCAGATGACGATTGATGAGCATACGCTGCGATGCGATACTGTTGCTCTCGTCCTTGACTTTGTTTGTGCGCTTGTCAACGTCTTCAAGCGACAAGCGCAGATAAATTGCGATTTGCTGTTTCATCAAGCAACCTCCTTCCTGATTTTCTCGCAAGTCTTCGTAAGTGCTGCAAACTCATCCATATAGCCGAGTTTGATTTCCAATGTGCCGTTCTCATGAATTTTCATGGTCTCGATGAAAGCGTCCGCCATTTCTTCGGAGATTTCCGTCGCATCGTGGAAACGGCGGATCATCTGCTTCCACTTCATTTCGCCGGTAATCTGTTCCTCAGTCTGATTCTTTGGCGCTTCCAGCTCGGATAGATTTCTCTCAATCGCCCGGATGTCCTCCATGACGATCTCTTTATGGTGGCTGTACTCGGCGTCAGAGAGCAATCCTTCCTTGAGATCAACGTACATACCGCTAAGGAGAGACTGCTTTTGCGCAAGTTTTTGACGCAGTGTCCGTATCTCCTGAACGGAATTGTCTTGCTTGATCATGGCTTTTTTCATTGCCAGCAGAGAATGAAGCGTCTTCTCCATGTCGAGGAATACTTCCATCTGAGTCTTGATGAAGGAAAAAACTGCATCGTCAAGATCCTGCTTCCGTATTTTCACGTCGAAACAGCCTCTTGTTCCATGCTCGGCGTAGGTCGGGCATTTGAAGGTGAAATACACCTTGTCCTTCTTCGTGCTGATGGAACGCTGCAATTTCATGATTGCCCCGCACTCGGCACATACAAACTTCTTCCCATAGATGTTTTTCGCTTTGGGTAGATGATCGTACTTGCCTGAATTGGCTCTCGTGCGTTCTACGGCTGCATGGTTGATCTCCTGCACCTTCTCAAACAGTTCTTCACTGAGAAGTGGTTCATGGGTGTTTTTTGCTATGATCCATTCGTCTTCGGACGTGATGTGATAAGGGATGCCGCCATAGAGACACTGACTGCCTTTCTTCTGAGCTAAATGCCCGATATAGACGATGTTTTGAAGGATTTCGGTTATCATGTGTTTGTTCCACAGAATGACCCGATCCTTCTTATTGAAGTTCGTTTCCACCCCGCGCTCCCGTTTGAGCTGACTGGGGGAAAGAATACCGGCGTCGTTGAGCTTTTTGTTGATGCCCATATAGCTGATACCTTCGGCTCTCCACTGAAATATCTGGACAACAATCGGCGCAGTTTCAGGGTCGATCAGAAGATGGTTTTTGTTCTCAGGGTCTTTGCGATAGCCATACGGTGCATAGTTCCCGATATAGTCACCGCGCTCCATCTTCGCTTGAAGGGCTGTTGTGACCTTGCGCGAGATGTCCTTCGCATAAAAATCATTGACGATGTTCGACAGGGAGGCGGATAAATGCCCCTCGCTTGTTACCGTCGCAGTATCAAAGGAGTCATTGACGGAGATAAAGCGCAGATCGAAGAACGGGCAGACCTTTTCAATGAACTGAGATGTTTCGATATAGTTTCTGCCGAGACGGGATAAGTCCTTCACCACGATGCAATCTACAATGCCCATCTTGACGGCTTCCATCATCCGGTTAAACTCTGGGCGGAGAAAATCGGTTCCGGTATAGCCGTTGTCAACGAACAGCGCCGTCTTCTCAAGATACGAGCGTGACGCAACATAGTCTTCAAGGAGCGTGGTCTGGTTCTCAATCGAGTCCGAACCCTTACCGTTATCCTCGACGGAGAGGCGGACATAGAGAGCGGTTTTCCAGCGGCGGATAGGAGTATCAACTGCCGGGGTAGGGAGATTTTGCTTTTTCCGCGATACTCGTGCCATTAGACCACCTTCCTTTCAAAGCGAATGACTTTATTCGCGTCCTCCTTTTCCTGACGTTCGCGCAGGAACTCGACGATAGATGCAAAGCGGTCACAGTGCATGAGACCGACATCAATGTCTTTATTCTCTCGAATGTGAATATAGTCGATCAGGTTGACCACAGTGCTTCGAGTGAGTTCCTTGATATTTGCATATTTTCTGAATTGCTCAAGCCAGCTTTGTTGTTCTGCCAGCCCACCCATCACGCTGTTTCGCTCACTGGTGAGCCGCATAATGGTGTCGCTTGCTTCCTTGATCTGCTGGTCGAACTGAGCTGTGAAGGCTTTGTATTCCTCACGGCTGATAAAATCGCTCTTGAAGTCTTCATAAGCACCGGTTTTCAATCGGCGGTTCTTATTAATGATTTCTTCCTGAAACGCAATTTTTGCTTTGATCTTCTCAATCTCGCGGTTTTCCCAAGCCATATCGTCAATCTGCTTCAACGCATCTGCCATATTCATAGCGGCGTCAATATGTCCTTGAACGACAGCGAGAACGGTATCATATACAACAGATTCTTTGATGCTGTGAGACGAACAGAAGGTCTTGTCGCTCTTGTTACCACCGCAGATGAAGTAGGCATATTCCTTATCTCCGCAGCGTGATACTCTGCGTACCATCGGGCTTCCGCAGTCAGCACAATAAATCTTCCCGGAAAACGGATGGACGCCGGTTGCACCGGACGGGCTTCTTGTATCATCCAGCATGAGCTTCTGAACAAGATCGAATTGAGCATAGGCAATAATAGGCTCATGAGCGTTTTCTGTCCGCGCCCATTCGCTTTGCGGTTTAACCACAGTCTTTTTAACCTTGTGGTTCGGAGAAGTGGTTTTGCCCTGTACCAGTGTTCCGGTATAAATCTCGTTCTTGAGAATACGATATATCGCAACGGCACTCCACAGAGCAACCTTCTTCGTCTGGAAACAGGTGCGCTGCTTTGAGCCATTTGCCTTCTTATATTCAATCGGAGAAGGGACATTTGCATCATTGAGCCGGTCTGCGATCTGAGCCGGAGACAGCCCCTCTATCTTCCACTTGAAAATGTCCTGCACAACCGGCGCAGCAACCGGGTCAATCACCAACTGGTTCTTGTTGTCCGGTGATCTCAGATACCCAAAAAACACACGAGAGCCGACAAACTGTCCATTCCGTCGTTTTGCATCAAGGTTTGATCTGACCTTGATGGAGATGTCACGGCAATAGGAATCGTTCATCAGGTTCTTGAACGGAAGGACAAGCTCGTTGTCTGCCGCTCCGGGCTGTGCGCTATCATAGTTGTCGTTGATTGCAATAAAGCGAATACCGAGGCGGGGAAATATCTTCTGGATGTAGTCACCAGCCTCAATATACTCACGACCAAAACGCGAAAGGTCTTTCACTACGATGCAGTCAACTAAGCCAGCGCGGACAGCCTCCATCATTCTGTTGAAGTCAGGACGCTCAAAGTTTGCGCCGGTAAAGCCGTCATCGCAGTATTCTTTTACCACGGTAATTTCCGGGTGCTTCTTGAGGTATTCCTTGATGAGCATTCTCTGGTTTGAAATGCTGTCACTCTCAAGTTTTTCGCCGGAAATAGAAAAGTCGCCATCTTCCTTTGATAATCTCAGGTAGATGGCGGCTTTATAATCTTTATCCAAAGATAATTTCAGCATAAAACGCCACTCCTTACTTTATTCCGGTCTGATAACCCGAAAACTAAAGTAGCAGTGGTGTTCCGCTGATTTTGTCCATGCTTATTATAGCACAGTCCAGAGCAATTATCCAGTCTTTTCAGATTTGTTCACAGAAAAGATTCTTTTGGGGTTATCCGACGGCTTTCTCACATACTTGCAAGCAGATTTACGAAATTGTCATTGATCGTAGCCTGAGTATTTGCGTAGGAAACCCTGACTACCGTGTTGCCGACCTTAAACATATAGGGATTTTTGATCTGCTCCACATAGGATTTCATCCGATCTTCTACCGACATGGAACGGTCAATTTTGACGTCCCGAATATCCACCAAGGAGTCGAGAAGTTCTTTTCTGGTTCTCTCATTCTCCATAACATCACCGCCTTTTCACGAGTATTCTTGCCCAATATTTACCTTCTTATGCGTTAAGCCGCGAGAACACTTTATCAGCAAATTGATAGGCAGCAGTCATGAGGACCGCTGCCCATAGTATTCACTGATAAGTCCTTTCGGACGTTTTCACAGTGTTCTACTTCCGGCATATTTGCAGCTCGCGCCCCTGCCGAATTGGGAATGCTGCGGACTACCAATGGTCAATCGGTATCATGGGACTCTCACCCCTCCGAGGATCGCTCCGAGCCGCCCCTTCAAAGAAAAGACGGAAGTATCATTATACCCGGCATCTGCATCGTCGCAAGCAGCCGCACCACACGGCTGTTATAGCTCTCCGGAGGTCGCTCGTTCCCTTTCGGGAGGTCTTGGCGTCGGAAGCTGTGTTGCTTCGCAGAAGCGGAAAGATCCGCAGCACTGAACTATTCAGTTTTCAAGGATCAGTGAAGCGGTCTGATTGACCCCTTCACTTTACAACGGACATTTTTTTAGAAAAAAACAGGGGTCGCATCAAAATTTCTTGAAAAATTTTTTTGCTTTCCGCTTGACGTACTTTGCGGTTTCCTGAACGCTTTGAGCGCGGATGCCATTTTCTTCTGCGTATTCCTTGTAGCTCTGCCCTTTCAAGAAGCACTCAATGAACACCCTCTGTTGATTTGTTGTGAGATACTTCAAGAAATCCGACACACCAGCGTTGAACGCGGTCTCCTTGGTAAAGTCACTTGGATCCATGAGCCATGCAGATGCCTCACGCTCTTCGCTGGGAATCGCATCAAGTGAGAGCAACGTCGGAGTAGAATCGGACGGTTCATCCGCATAGACATCATCTGTCCCGTAGCTACGACGAACTCGCTTTTCTTCAACACGAAGGATTTTCATGACCTCACGGTCAACCTCCGTTACTTCGCCGGTGATTTTCACGCGCACCATGCACTTTCCGTCCTCCGTGGTCCAGAGGTCGTAGTCGAACTCGACAGGGGTTTTAGGGATTCGTTTCATTGCTTGTCCTTTCCGCTGGCGCGGAGCAGCGGATGGACAAGCCTAAAAAAGAGCCGCATGACGGTGAGTTGTGATCCCATGCCGATAAAACAGAGTGCGAACACTCTGTTCATGCGGCATTAGGAAGACTCACCAGTCAGCGGCTCCACAGCACAGCTATCAAATATTTATTTGTTAAACTCCTTATCCTCTGTTGAGGTGGAGATATAACCTTCTCATACTGAGAACATTGAAGACGGTTTCTCTTCCGCAGAGCTTACACTTTGCCTGAACGTGACCTCTTGTGTCCTCAAAAACGATGATGGTATTGTGATGACAGTACGGGCATTCCATCGTTCGCCTCTTCTGGCTGGCGATGGCGATACGCGCCCGTCTGATCTTCATCTGCATTTCAGCAGACGGTTCAGTAACACGGATATTCTTTTTCATGCCCATACCTCCGTCGGATCATCGAACTCTGAATATGGGCGGTCTTCGAGATAACCAAGCTGGCGCAGACGGATGACGGCTGCGGACTGGGAAACACCAAGTTGAGCGCATATCGCTCTGAGCGACAGGCGATCCCGGTATGTAAAGTAGCCGCCATAGGACGTCAGCTTCTTCTCAGGGATGAAATACCACGCGGCAAGGTCAACTTCTTTCTGCGGCATCAGGATTGCCGCTCCGAGGACGTTTGCTTGCCATTCATTCCAGTCCTCATGTGTTTTGAGATCACGCAGCGAATAGGCTGTTCGTGCGGAATACTGCCGGTTGCAGCGTTGCTTGACTTCATCGGATTCCATCTGATAGAGAATCTGATGAGCGCATTCGTGGGCAAGCGTGAAGCGCCGCTTCCCGCAGAGCTTCTTTATTTGCCCTTGACGGATGAAGCTCTCATCGAGCAACACCTGATTACATCTGAGCGGAAGTGTTCGCCTGACACCCTTTTCCTCAACGATGTACTCTGTATCAGTATAGGCAGTCAAGCCGCAGATACTTCCATCAGAGGAAAGTCGGGCAAAAGACACTTGCAAGCCGAGATAGTCTCTTGCGAACTGATCAATCGGCGTGGCACGAGCCATACGGACTTCCTCGGACTCCGTGCCGAAGAAAAACTTGTTGAAGTCTTCCGTGACGGCTGCTGCAATTTCTTCGATTTGCTTCTGAGATAAGATCACCGGGCATTCTCCTTTGCTTCGACAAACCACTTGTCTCCTTCATGAAAAAGGAACGACTCCTTTCCTTTAATCATGACTGTGTAACGGATGCCGCCACCACCAACCTTCTTGGATGTGGCGCGGCATTTGTAAAGAATCTGGTCGATCTGAAAAATCAAACCGTCCTTCCAACGGATGAGCCGGGGCTGAATTGCACCTTCCTCATCGACATCGAGATTTACCGAAACATACGCTTTTCGGCACTTCGAGCAGTTCATGAGCTACCTCCGTTCATAAAAAAGTTACCTGTTTTTCGACACGAAATTCCTCAACATTATTGACACACACATCGTTCGTGTGGTATCATAATTACGAACAGAGATTTCGTGTAAATATAGTATAGCACGAACATCATGTTCGCGTCAATAAGATAGGCGAAAGTTTTGTTCGTGTTCATGGAAAATTTAAGAAAGAGGTGCCTTATGGGATTCAAAGACAGGCTTAAAGAGAAGAGAGTGGAGGCAAACCTGACGCAAGCCGCTCTCGCAGAAAAAGTCTCTGTTACTGCAAGGACAATTCAAAATTATGAGCTTGGCACTCGAAAACCGACAAAATACGACATTGTAAAAAAACTTGCCGAAGCTCTGAACACAACGCCGGAGTATCTTCTCGGCAACGGCGGAATGCTCGTTCTCGCAGCACAGGAACAAGGCGGAGCAAAAGCGGCGCGTGAAATAGACGAACTGGTGAGTGAAGTCACCGGTATGTTCGCGGGAGGTAAGCTCAGTGAGGATGCGCTTGACGGCGCGATGCAAGCACTCACCAGAGCCTATTGGATTGCAAAGGAAAAGAACAAGAAGTACACGCCAAAAAAATATCGGAAAGAGCAGCCGGAGGAATAAGTCCGGATTTTTGTACAGGGTGTTCTTTATAATTGATCATGATGATCCACGAATGGAGGTGGCGCGATGAATGCCGAACAGCTATCAAAAGTTGGCAGCGATCTTGTGCGACGCTGCGGCACACGAGATCCTTTTCAGATAGCAAAAGAGCTGGGCATCATTGTTCTGGATGATTGCGAAAACTTCGGGCAACTCAAAGGAATGTATCGCGTTGTCAAGAAAAATCGCTTTATTTTCTTGAATCAGGATTTAAGTCCGCAAACGAAGCGTATTGTATGCGCTCATGAGATCGGTCACGACCGACTGCACCGCGCACTTGCAAAAGGTGATGGATTGCAGGAGTTTGTGCTTTACAAGATGAACTCTATCCCTGAGTACGAGGCGAACATTGTTGCGGCTGAGATATTACTTAATTCCGACGAGGTGCTTGAGTACATTTACGATTATGGGTACACTTCGGCGCAGATTGCACAGGCAATGCATACAGACATCAACTTGATTGCCTTGAAGATTGCGCATCTGGCAGAGACAGGGCATGACCTACGCCGGATAGATTACCGAAGTGATTTTTTGAAATAAAGAGGTGGCGTATGACAAGAAGCGAAGTTATGAAAGACTTCATGAAGAAGACCGTGGTTCCGGTCGCTGTTGTACTCCTGCTGTTTTCTGTTTTCAGCCGCATATTCGTTGAGAACGGAACGCCCGATTATTTCCTGATCTGGCTTGCTTGCGGAGTGCCTTTTGGCATTGGGAAGATGTTCACGCTGATTCCGATTGGCTTTGGCATTTCCGGGACAGTAGGTGTTGTCGCACTTAACCTTGTCCTTGGCGGTCTGATCGGCGGCGTAATTCTGATCTGGAAGCTGGCAGTTGCCATCTGGTATCTGCCCCTGAGTGTCGTTCGTTTTATGAAAGCGTAAGGGAGGCTATGTGTATTATGGGGAAGAATGCAGGCAAGACCTCCGCTGTAATGCAAAACGAAGATATGTCAATGTTTAACGCCTATGAGAGAGAAAACATACGAAGAACGAAAGCCGTGCTTGACCGAATCGAGCATGAACTTAGACTTGACCGCACCACAGCGTACCAGGTCGCTCTCCATGAGGTTATGGCAATGGACAAGGAAAGGCAGACTCTTGACGCAATTACAGATTGTCTGGAAAAGCTGCTGCCTTCAAATTTCTGCAAAGACATCAAATAAACTGCTGTGATTGCAGGTCTTGAAAGGATATTTTCAGGATGGAATACAACGACTATAAAGAAGCCCTTTTCTATGCCGCTTCCATCTTTAACGAACGCTTGGGGGCAGAGTTCAGCGAGGACAATCTTGTACTGCGCTGCTTTCAGACGGAAAACCAGCAGGAAGTCTTTGAGCAGTTCTGCAAGCAGTATTTCCCTGACCGGCTGGAAGACCGATATACAGAGGACGGCTATTTTGACTTTCACGCCTCTGCATTCGTCGGCACAGGAGACGGCGCGGACGGAATCCTTCTGCGCACAGACATAGCGCGTCATCCGGCAGAGTTGAAGCACATTCTTCTGCATGAGCTGGCGCATATCTTCTGCACCCGCAACGAGATTGACGGAGATAATTTCTTTGAGCGATACTGCATGGACGATACCATCAGCCGCGAAGAGGACGGAACCATTAACGCCGGTTATGCGGTCTGGCGGGAACTGATTGCGGAGCTGATTGCATTTGAGCTGGATGACAACTGCG